TAGAAATAACCTCCTTAGAGGAGTTAACCAATTTCAAAAATCATCAAATAGTTTCGCCTCTTTTGTCAGAAAGTTACGGTCCGCAATAAGAGCAGCAAAAGTAATATTAAGATTCTTACTAAGAAACCCTACCCCAGTAGCAACAGGTATACCACCAAGCGATTACGGTGGATTAGCAACTGCTAAAACTGCTGGACAGTTAACTACTTTAGCTAATAGGTTATATAAGGTTAATAAGTTACTAGAAGAGTTAGAAGGAGATGTAGACGCTATAGAAAGCCTAGTTAGTGGAGTTGCTCCTAGTATGGATAATGTAAGAAATTTACTAGAATCAGTAAACACGAAAGTAGAAGACTGTATCGCCGATCAACCTTCTGGTACAGATGAAATAAATAAACTACTTAAATCTATACAGCCATTAGAAAATACAGGTTCAGAAGGACTTCCTAGTGAAGAGTTCCTACATAAAGGTGCAAACGGAAAAAATTATGTATTAGCTATTATAAAGGAACAGGAAGGAGAAGGCCCAGTTCCTAGAAGAATAGCAGTAGCTAAAGATAATATAGGAGTAATTATTTTGAGAGGACAGCCATCCTTTAGTTCTGATACAAAAGTACTCTTAGACGAATTAAAATTTAGGATAGACAACCAACTTCCATAAACTAACTATTTATAATTATGAAACTTGATCAATTAAGAAAAATCATACGAGAAGAAGTAAAATCAGCTGTAAAGGAAGAGTTACAAGAAGTAATGAATGAAGCAGTTCGAATTGCTAGTAAACCTCAAGTAAAAGAAGTAACCTATACAGAGCCAATTAAGGTTAAAAAACCTGTGCCAACTTCTAATAATCCTATCATGGAGATGCTAAATCAAACTAAAGCTTCTATGTCTAGTGAAGAATATAGAAATGTATATTCAGGAACTTCAGATTCGGTAAATAAACCAAACTTTGCCTCTTCAATGGCAGCCAATATGGGAATGACTGAAAACAGAGGCCCAATGCCAGGTTTAGATATATCACAATTTGATTTTGTTAAAAAAGCAGGCGCTGTATATAACAAGTCTGTAGAAAAAGATAAACAAAAAAATAGAGTAAATTAAAATGGCTTTTAATAGTAGACGAATAAATCCTTTAGATCTCCAACCAAGAAAAGCAATTGGAGTCTCCCTTCCTTTATCAGGTAAGGCAGTGTTTAATTCTACTTATCAAACAAAAGATGCTATTAAGACAAACATTATTAATTACTTTCTAACAGGAGTAGGAGAAAGGTATTTGAACCCAAATTTTGGAACTATATTAAGAAACTTAATGTTTGAAAATATAAATCAAGATACAGTAGACAGAGTAAAGAACACTGTACGAAGAGGTCTATCAGAGTACTTTCCCACTGTTAATCCAGTAGATTTTCGAGTTGATGGAGAACCTGATACTAATACAGTTACGTTAACACTAAAGTACTCTATACGGGATACTAATATAGAAGATGAGGTAGTAATTAACTTTCAACAATAATGGCAGAAGTAAGAGATATAAAATACGTAGCTAGAGAATTTTCAGACTATAAACAAGAGTTAATAGAGTTTGCAAAGAACTATTTTCCTGATGCTTATAATGATTTTTCTCCCACCTCTCCTGGTATGATGTTTATAGAAATGGCAGCATACGTAGGGGATATATTATCATTTTATCAAGATACACAACTTCAAGAAACATTCCTACAGTATGCTAAAGACCCTGGTAACTTATACACCATGGCTTATATGATGGGGTATAAACCAAAAGTCACTAATGCAGCAGAGGTTGAACTAGAAGTATCACAGACAGTAGAAGCTAACCCAATAACTAATAAACCTAACTGGAATCAAGCATTGGTAGTAGGTGAAAATGCTGTTATAACATCAGATTCATCTGGTAGAGTGAAATTCTTTATTGAAAATAAAATAGACTTTACTTTTTCTAGCTCATACGATCCAACAGAAGTTGTAATAAGTGAAATACAAAATGGAATTCCAACTCTATTTTCTTTATCTAAAAAAGTAAAAGCATTTTCTGGAGAAATTAAATCATTAACAGAGACATATACTACAGCAGAGAGGTTTAGTACGGTAACAATAGAAGAACCTAATATCATAGGGGTATCGAAAATTACTGATGATAGTAATGACGAAATATCTACATGGTATGAAGTACCTTTTCTTGGTCAAGACAGTGTTTTTATTGATCAAGCTAATGTTGGAACAGACGCAGATAAAGTACCCAATTCAATACACTTACAGAAAGTACCTAAAAGATTTGTAACAAGATTTAATTCTCAAGGTCATTTAGAAATACAATTTGGAGCAGGTTCTTCCACATCAAACGAAGATACGTTATTTACTCCTGACCCTACAAATGTAGGATTTGATTCTCTAAACCAAGGTATTACATCTCTAGACGAAGCCTACGATCCATCTAACTTTCTATACACTAAGACATATGGATTAGCTCCTTCTAATACAACCTTAACTATAGAATATATAGTAGGCGGAGGAGTCGAAGCGAACGTACCAGCAAACACCCTTACAGGATACAGTGTGACCACAACCGCTAACGGCGACGATTCTTACGAAGACTCTTTAACTTTTAATAACCCTAAACCAGCTATAGGAGGAAAAGACGGAGATACAGTAGACGAAATAAGACAGAATTCTTTAAGGGCTTTCGCTGAACAAAAAAGAACTGTAACTCTACAAGACTATACTGTTAGAGCTTTATCTCTAAACCCTAAATTCGGCACAATAGCAAAAGTATTCATAACTCAAGACGAATTAAATAGTACTAAATCAGTTACAGACTCTATAATAGACAGTAATCCACTTGCACTATCAATGTACGTATTAGCTTACGATAATCTTAAAAAATTAGTAACAGCAACAGATTTACTAAAGGATAATTTAAGAACCTATATGTCGTACTATATGCCTATCACAGACGCTTTAAATATAAAAGACGCCTTTGTAGTTAATATAGGTGTAGAGTTTGACATTTTAGTCAGACCTAACTATAATAGTAGAGATGTGTTACTTTCGTGTAATAATGCTTTACAGGACTTTTTCGAAATATCTAAGTGGAGTATAAATCAACCAATAAATATATCTACCATCTATAGCCTATTAGATAGAGTTACCGGAGTACAGACAGTAAGTAAAGTATTAATCAATAACAAACAAGGAGGATTATATTCAGAATACGCTTATGATATTGAAGGAGCAACTAGAAATAACGTTGTATACCCTTCCTATGATACTATGATATTTGAATTAAAATATCCAAAACAAGATATAAAAGGAAGAACAACAACTATATAATATGGCAGTATACAGAATATTCCCGGATAAAGACGCTTTTATATACTCAGAACAGTTAATTTCAAATACTGGTAAAGATGAGATAGTAGAAATAGCAGGTTATCCTAGTACTTTAGACGGTACAGGAGAAACTAGTCGTATTTTAACTAAATTTAACGACCAGGAGATTGACGATGTAATAAATAATAAGATTACTCTTAGTGCTACAGGTTCTATGAGTGCAAGCTTAAAACTATACCTAGCAAGCGCTAATGAACTTCCAGTAGAGTATAACCTATATGCATACCCGATACATATTCTCAACTCAGAGGACTGGGATAACGGAACTGGTAAATTTGGAGATTCCTTAATTAACTCTTCAGGTGTTAGTTGGACATATAGAAGTGCAGGTCAACAGAATGCATGGAATACCTCAGGATTTACCCAGTTTACAACAGCATCATTTGTAGCAGGAAAAGAAGGAGGAGGTAATTGGTATACAGCATCTAACGGTGAATCAATGGAATTCTTCCAACAGCACAATATGTCTTCTACTCACGATGTAGATATAAACATTACCCCAGCAATTAAACAAATATACGATAATACTTTACCTAACAGCGGGTTTATTATCAAGCTACAGGATGAATTCGAATTCTATACAACTGCTTCTATAAGGTTAAAATACTTCGGTAAAGATACTAATACAATATATCCTCCATTTCTAGAATTTGGCTGGGATGATAGAGTCTATGATCAAGGAACACTATCTGTCTTAGACACAGATATATCGACTATAGATATAAAAAATAATAAAGGAGAGTATGCTGATATAGGGAAACAAAGATTTAAGCTTACAGCAAAACCTAAGTACCCTGTTAGAACCTTTACTACTTCTTCTGTATATTTAACTAATCATGTATTACCATCTGCTTCCTATTGGGGCCTTAGAGATGAAAATACAGAAGAAATGATAGTAGACTTTAGTACCGATTTTACTAAAAT